ATATTATGTTATCTTTTTTATAATAAAACGCAGTAGATTGTATTGTATTCGATACTAATTGATTTGCAAATTTTAATGCAGATGTTCCAGTGTAAATACTTTCAGTATTCACTAACGGCGATATTCTTTTCTGTATTTGGAAAGATACTACATTGCCCAATATAGATATATCAACAGAATCAATTGCTCTGGATAATTTAGAATAAACAAAGTCTTTATCGAACTTTTGCAATTCCTGTTGGAAATATTCTTCGATTTTTGCTCTAACCAAAGTAGTAATTTCCGATTGATTATACTTAGAATTTTTAGGATCAAACTTTACTTTTGCATTTACTGTAATAAACAAATAATTTGGATCTTTAAATTCTGGAATTATAGACATCATTTTTCTATCTGCCAAAATTTCCAATTTTATTTTTTCTTTAAGTTCCGTATTAATAGTATATCCCGAATATGGTTTTAGAGAAATAAATACCTTGCCGTATACTGGAGGAATATTTTCTTCGCCGCCCCAAACAGAAATTGATTCTACTAACGGATAATTTGATTCAATAATTGCTTTGTAATCATTTGCAGTAACTGCTCTATTAAAAGATGATAAAAATCTTGGAGCTTTAAATTTTATTTCTTCTAAATTATCTGCTTCATCGCCACCTGTAGAATTGCGAGATGCTATAATAGGCGCTTCCAAATTGACACCACCTACATTAGTTTGTAATGAAAACTCTTGGTCAATTTCATTAGATACATTACATTTGGATCCGTTACTAACTAGGTATTCTATTCTAACTAAATTTCCGTCAGACAACTTTTTACCTAATACCCCGTCACCAAAAAATATCTCATAATATCCTGTTGGGCTTTCTTCTATAAAATATACTTGCGATTGTCCAGTTAGAGCTTCCAAGTTTCCTGCTACTGTATATGTAGTTTGCGTAGTATCTGAATACGAATTTTGTACTACTACTCTGATAGTACTTGTATCTATATTATTATTTGGTATACTATATTTTTCGTCTGGTCCCGATGCATTGACTCTATATGTAAAATTTAAAGGTTGACCTTCGACTAATTCTACATTTGAAAACAAATATTCATCGTTAACTGGGCTAATAGTAACAGCATCTAAATTTACAAAAGTATAAATTGTCCCATCTATAATAGTAGAGAAGGGCGAAAATTTAGGCAAAGTTAAAGTAGTGGGATTCCCTGCAGGGTTTGCAATAGCAAAATTAACCTGCGCTTTTGCACTCCTATAAGATAACGGGGTATACCCTAGATGTTTTGATATTGATACTGCAGATTCTCTTTTTACTGCAGAATCTAAAAACATCTCATTCGCAGCCATGTTTGCTAAATATGCGTTATAATGAGTATTGTATGATAACAGATCCAATAAAATAGATAAACTGGAAGCCTCGAAATCATAATCTTTAAAGATTAGGTTTTTATCTTTATCTCTGTAGTTAATTAAGAACTGTTTTAGATTTATTTTTATTTCATCGAAATCTAATTCAGAAATTCTATAATTTGCCATTTATCTTACTCGACTTAAAAAGGTTGTTATCGTTAGAGGCGTATCCGTATTCTTTAGTGCAAATACTATATTGATTGCTAAATCATTAGATTCTACGGTTTCCTGTACAGTTATACTAATTATTCTAACTCGAGGTTCAAATTTTTCTATAGTTTCTCGAATAGTTCTTTCCAAAGCAATACGAACCGCCGGGGAAAAATTTTCAAACAATAAGGAATATACTTGTGTGCCTATTTCCGGATGAAACGGGCGCTCAAAGTTTTTAGTTTGTATTAGATGTTTTAGCGCAGTCTTTACTGCTTCTTCGTCGGTTTTTAGGTAGATATCTTTAGTAAAAGGATTTGCCTTAAAAGACAAATCAAGATCGACGAAAGTTTTTGTATTTTTACTAGTAGCCATTATTGATATTTATTATGTCTCTGCGGGAGGTCTAGGTAAACGATTTATAGTTTCAGGTGCACATCGCATATAGGTTTCTGGTTTTCCATTTTTACCTATAATCGGTTCGTCATTCGAATCAAGTTTTGGATATGCCCCATCCATTACGCATGCAATTGTTCCGCTTTTTGGCCGAATTACAGTATTATCTTTAGTTTGTAATGCAACATGAATCCAAAAGCTTGTAATATCTCTAGAATAAATTGTATCTGTTTTAAATTCTAAAAATAATTGTTTAAATGGGACATTTTGTGTCATCCATTCTGCAATTTTAATATGCTTTAATCGATCCACATTCTTTTGAGATTTACTCAAAGATTCAAACGGAACTGTTCCAAAGTGAATATCGACTGCACAACCTATATCATGATCGCTAGCAGATGAGGATGTTCCCGCTTTTCTTAATCCGCTGTTTATTTGAAATATACCAAATTTTGCTAAAAGGGGCTCTAATACATTTTCAGCCAATATTCGCATATTGATAACAATTTCTTTAGATGTCAAATTGCGCTGCGAAACTAATGGCCTCAACCCTAAAGAACCAGGTGATAAATCTGAAATAGTAAAATTCTTAGATAATCTAAACGTACCCGGAAAATATGTTGCAGCTCGAATATCCGAAAAATTTAAAGATTTTAATTTGGAATCATTTGTATCTGTAACCGCGTATGTGTCCCTTGCCGACACATCTGTAGCAACTCTAATATATTTAGATTCGCTTGCAGTTGGAGTATATTCTTCTGCATCATCTATACATTCTGCGTCGCTTAATGCTCTAGTCATTGCCGCTGGTTCTGTTTTAGTAATAACTTTTACGTTAGGTAAATCAGATGCTTTAAAATTTGTATTAGCTACAGCGGCCGCCCCCATTTTATTTTTTATGAGCGGCGCATCCAATGATAATACTGCGCCGGCTCGTATACTTGCATTTATTTTACCATCTATCGCAATATCATTTGTTGCACTAAGCGCTAAATTATTTTTAGATTGAATATTAACGCTCTCACCTATAATATTTAATGCTCCACCTGATACAATATTTAAAGTATCTTTTGTAGTAATTTCTGCTTTGTTCGCATTAATTGCTACGACACCTGCACATTCTGCAGTCATATTTCCATGACTAATAATTGTTGTATCACCGTCAACTTGGATAGATGCATCATCCTTTACATAAATGCTAGTTTTACCTTCAATTGTTACTTTCTTTGCACCTTTAACAAATACGTAATCATTTTTATCTATTAGTTCATAATTATCGCCTATTACTTTTCTTACAGAGGATCCATTAATATCAATTTCAATATAAGATCCTGACGTATGAAATAGATGTATTCTTTCCGCATTAGGAGTACTATCTAACTCTACCACGTGCCCTGCCTCAGTTTCAATTACTTGATTGTATGGATATGCTGCACTATAGGCTGAATTTGGTTCGCTCCATCTTTCATTTGAATTTGCAATTTGAACATTTTTTATTTTTTTATTTTCTTTGATTGCGAAATACTTATGAGATTTATCGCCTATTGCTAATTTGTTTACATCTGTATACCCTATGTAATCCTTTTTAGGATATTTTTTATCCGGGTCTACAAATGCTTTTTGATTTTGTATTTCTTTAGTGGAGGTATTGTCAATCTCATTATCAAACGTATTTTTAGTTGTTGACCCGGCTAATATATCCCCGCCTATACTGGTATTACCTATAATAAAAAATTCTTCAGCTTTTCTTCCGTAGTTATCTTTTCTTTGTAGATTATCAGCATATTCTGCACCTATTATATGGGCGGATGCTAAAAATCCGGCAACAATAAATCTATCTTCAACTTCGGTAATTTTATTTGTACTAATCATTCTTTCATAATTTAATTTTATTGTATTATCCATCGCATTTTCTTGCGTTACCTTATTGGATAAAAAATTATCTTTAGATTTTATGTTTTCTTTACCTGTCCAATATGCATTAGTATTTGCAGCATTAGGATCAAAATACTCCGCAGGCGGAATGCGTATATAACCTAAATCCTGCAATTGCATTAAATTAAATTGGTATTTGCCCAATTCTCCAAATTCGCCTATTTTAGCGTAATTTGAATTAGATAATTTATTCCCTAATGCTTCTTTTAATTTACCTAAATCTGATGATACTAAAGGTTTTAATGATTCATCTGTGATTGCACTGGATTCATTTGAAACTGAAATTGGTTTATTATTTGTATCATATAGTGCATTCCCTTCGGCATCTTTTACTGTTTTAGTTTGTATTTGTTTGTTTTTATTATACGCATCAGTTTTGCTAGTTGTACCTGGTTTTCCGGCAATGGTCCCCATTATAATAGGTTGCTGTGCTTCCTCTGAATCTAAAAACCAACCAACTACCCATGACCCTGTAACTATTCCAACTGGGGAAGAGCCTACTCCAGATGTAGCTGCAGATGTTATTGGTTGCATAGGTATAGCCCAGGGCAAATCTGAGGTAGGTAATAATGTAATATCATCAGTATGATACCCAAATATTCTAACCTTACATCTACCTAATTTTTCGGGATCATACCTATCTTCAACGACACCTGTCCACCAATGCATATTTTTCATTGTTTAATCGCCCTATTAGGTAACGAGTCCTTAGATACTTCCATAATTATGTAATGGGACTTTAAATTTATTTTATGGCATAAACTAGTTATTAAATAATTGCCCGAATATATACCATCATCTTTATAATCCATTGGTTTCGCAATATCTCCAGGGATTCCTTTAGGTAAATTTATGTTTATTGTTCTACCCACTTCTATATCAGTTCTGCCCGGAATAGTTATTTCCATATTAAAATTTCTTAACTCTAACATATTAGATCTTCTGTTACCAAAAATATCTTTTAGTTTAACATCAAAGTTTTCAAAATTCCCCGTATGTAATGCTGGATAACTATAGTTAACATCTAGATATGTAGATGGATTCCTCGGAGAGGCTTTATCAAAAAATGGATTAGGCATGTCGGTCTGAAGATGCGGGTAATTATTAAAGTTATCACCATGGTCATAATCTACGTGGTTATATTCTTTATTATATAAATTAATATCCACTAATCTACTGCTAGCATACCCTGTAGTTAAATTTCGCAATTGATCAAATGCGCTATTTACGCTTATAGATCTAATTGTAAACATAAATTTATTTTTTTCAATATCTTCTTGTGTTGGACTTTTTATTTTAGGAGAAGAATAATCGTATGTGCCTATAGATAAAGAATCTGCTTTTTGTATTAACTCGCCTATATTACCAAAATAAAATCCTTTGGTTGTTTCCCAAAATAGAAAATTTGCAGCCTTATTATTGCTAGGTACGGATTTACTTGCAAGCCAATTTATACATTTAATTGGAGACCAACCTGGGCTAACAAAATTAATAATATTTGCAGGATTTCCAAAAATAGTTATACTGCTTTTAATTTCTTCTACGCCTGTAGTATTTTTACCCATCGATATATTTCTAGTAGATGAAAGATACTCGTCGAATATTAGTTTAACAATATCATTAGGAGAACCATTAAATGCCCGATATATTGGATTTATAATATCTTGAAAGGATTCTACCGAAGTAAAACTTAGTTTATAAATTAAAACGCTACCATCTTTAGCATACTCTTTATCATTTAAAGCATATATCTTAAACATTTTAGATATGCTTTTTTCCGTAGACAATGTAGTAGTTCTAAAAGATACCGATAGGTATTCTTCTCCAATAATACCTAATTCTTGTATTAAGTTTCTACTATCTGCTAGAAGTATTTCTCCGGATATACTATTTTCAAAGATACTCTCATATAAATTAATTTCTACTAAGTAATCAGTTAAACTAACATATGTGCCCTTATTAAAAGAAACGAGTACTAGGTTATCTATCTGTACTTGCCCTGGAGCTTGTAAAATTTCGTTAAGCATTATTTGGAGATAAGTTGTTTATAGTTAATAGCAATATCCTGAACTATCTCAGGTTTTATAATTTTTATAGATCTTATTTTTTCATTCTTCTGAGATTCAACTTCATAATTACTTTCATACTCTGCAATGGTTAATGAATCTTGATATATCACGGGAGTATTAATATTGTCAGATATGCCCTCATACAATATTCTAACTTGGTCTTTATGAGTAGATTCTTCTGATAATATAAAGAATGTTTCTACTTGATATCCTTTTGCGTTTTTTGCTCTATTGAGAGTAAAAATATTATTTTCCCCTCCATACTTACTCTCAACTTGTTTAATTAAATTTTCTTCAGACATCGGCCATTCGAATCTGGGATCAATAATATTATTGACCATTAATATTAACCAATGTAACGTAGTGGTTCCATAAAATCTAAAAGATACTTCTTCCGGTGTTTCTCCGTGTTTAATATCATATTCTTCATAATATGCGGCATTTTCTTGATATTCTTTTTGTATGATTACTCTTTTAAGTATATCAACCACAACTTGTTGAGTTGCGTTGTCATCTAAGGAATATCCAATTTTAGGAAATTCTGAAAAGAAATCAATAGCCATTTCTTACCCTTTGAGCCGATAGTTGTTCTAATTCTGTAAAGGTTAAACTTACAGATATTTCTGCAGGAGCACCATCTTGGAACGTTACAAATTGTTCTCCGCCATAGTCTATGGCCAAATCAGTTAATGCGCATTTTGTAAATTTATGCAAATAATTATTTTCTTTATTTTTGAAATAATATTGTATATCAAATTCCGAAGGATATACATAGAACATTTTGTCGGGAGTTAATTCTGGATACATATGAGATTTAAACATATCTATTATTCGCTTCACTCGTTGGCTCTCATTCCAACTTTTTGGAAAAAATCTATATCTAAAGTTAAATGTTCTATAATCTACAGATTCAAATAAAGTTTCTCTAAAAGGATTTGTTTTTGTTTTTGACGATAATTCTAACAAATTTGGAATAAATCCTTGTCCGCCTAAAGACGGGATTCTTGCGATTTCTGCTAACACTCTCGCTTTTGCTTCTGGCGCCATTGCCTGTAATCCGCCAGCTGTAGATTTTGCAACAGACCCTTGTATAAAGATTCCGCCTAAACCTAAAAATCCTGCCATATCAGATGTGGAATAATTGACACCATATTTTACGCTTGGTCGCTCTTCAACGTGCAATGTAATAACTTCCTTTAATCTAGATGTTGAACCTGATCTAAACGCATAGAAATTTTCTTTTTGAATTTCGTTTGATATAATCTGTGCACCAGTGCCCGCAATTAATCCTTTTGCGGCGCCTTTTGGGACTTTACGTATTGCATCTAATATTCCGGAAGATCTACCCACGGAGGATAATAACACACCTGCGCCAGTAATAGCGCCTATGTTTTTCGCAACGGTTGAAACTGCAGCTTCTGCGCCTTTTTGGGATAAGCGATTTTCCTCTGCTTGAAGAACTGCCAACCGCTTACCTTCTTCAGAATCTACCGATATAAAATACTCTTTATCTCGATTCTGTACCCCTTGGGTACTCTTATCTCTAACATTTATAAAAAATGCTACGTAATGCTGCAAATCTGGCATATTTCTAAGACCAATAGGATATTCTAATGTTCCTATTTCATATTGTTTTCCTAAGTTTTGATTAAGATATTCTTTATCTGAAGAGTTATCTGCAGATACGGCATCATTGCCAGATGATAGAGTTTGCGCCATATTTCTTTTATAAATATTGTTACAATTATATATTTATAGCAAATGATATACACCAAAACCTATAAAGGAAAGTTTAAACCGAAAAATCCCCAAAAATATAAGGGCGATTTCACGAATATCGTGTATAGGTCTTTATGGGAACTTCGATTTATGAAGTGGTGTGATATGACTCCTAGTGTCGAAGAATGGGGATCTGAGACAGTAATTGTTCCTTATGTGTCTCCTATCGATAAAAAGGTACATAGATATTTCGTAGATTTTTACATAAAAGTTAGAAACAAAAATGATGTTACGCAAAAATATCTAATAGAAATAAAACCTGAGAGATTTACTAAACCGCCAGCAATACCTCAAAAGAAAACGAAACGATTTATAGATGAAGTATTTCAATATGGGGTAAATGAGGCAAAGTGGAAAGCCGCATTTGAATTTTGTCAAGATAGAAACATGAAATTTATGATATTAACCGAAAAAGATTTAGGAATAATCAATGGCTGAAAACGCATTTAAAACGGTAACCATCCGCGAAGGGGATGATGTAAAAGCACAGCAATGGTATAAAAATGAGGTTAATAAATTTACTCGCAATGGGATGAGTACTAAATTGCCGACAAGTATAAAACCGGTAAATCGGGTACAACCAGGACAAATGTATCTTTTTATATACGATCCTAAATATAAAGAAAAACTTCCTTATTATGATGCAGCACCATTGGTATTGCCTTTTAGACTTTTGCCGGATGGATTTTTGGGTATTAATATACATTACTTGCCACATATTGCAAGATTTAACCTTTTAGGCGAATTGAGTAAATTAGCAATCAATACTACAATAACTGATGATACGAGAATACGATTATCATGGCAAATATTAAATAGTTCTTCTAGATATCTAGGGGCAACTTCTTGTGTAAAACATTATCTAAGTTCACATATTAGAAGTAGTTTTTTGAGAATTGGATTTAATGATTGGAAAACAGCAGCTATGCTACCGGTTGAAAAATTTAAAAATGGTAGAAAACAGACTGCGTGGAAAGACGTCTCAAAAAAACACGGATTATAAAAAATGTCATATTTTAATATATCAAATTTTCAAACGCAAATTAGAACAAGGGGCGTAGCTAAACCTAATAGGTTTGAGGTTTTGATCCCATTACCTGTAGCGTTAACTGCAGTCTTAGATTATCCTCAGTTGGTAACTTTATTTTGCGAAAGTACAAGTTTACCTGTACGTAATATAAATGTGAAACAACAACGAATACAAGGACCAGCATATCAAAGACCAATGAATGTTGATTATGGTGGGGACAATATTAACATGACTTTCGTTGTAGATAGAGAAATGGACATCAAAGGATTCTTTGATGCATGGATGAATATAATTATTAATCCTAATGAGTACTACGTCCATTATCAAAGTACATATGCAACATCTATTCGTATTTCTCAATTAGATGACTACAATAATGAAACATATGCTGTGATATTAGAAGACGCATTTCCCAGAAGTGTGTCTATGTTAGACTTAAATAATACTACACAAAACTCTTCACATAGATTAAATGTTAGTTTTGCATATAGAAGATGGTGGCCTCAGCATCGGGCTATTAATAAAATTAATCTTCCTCCGAATTCAATAGAAAATCCAATTGTGGCAGCATCAAAACCAGTGAACCCAGAAACCCAATTATTTTCAGTACCTTCGCCGGATTACGAAGTTAGATCGCGATTTTCTTCGGGGCGAGATTACGTTGAAGGCACCGTTGGTCCAGATACATATTGGGTAAAGGGTCAACAAGTATCTGAACAAGAATACAAAATATTTCAATCTGCACCAATCGAATAATTAACTGACTTTATAATAACATTTTTGAGGATAACATATGGCATTGCCTAAATTAGAAACACCTAGCTATGAATTGATATTACCGTCAACAGGTGAAAAAATTAGATATCGTCCTTTTTTAGTAAAGGAATATAAAATTTTATTGACTTCGTTAGATTCTGATACTGAAGAAATTCAAAGAGTAATAACAGATCTCGTTGATGTTTGCACATACAATAAATTAAAGATTAAAGAGATTCCTAGTTTTGATATAGAATATATATTTTTAAACCTACGAGCAAAGTCAATTGGAGAAAAAACAAATTTAACTTTAGAATGTACTAATTGTAACGCAAAAATACAATTTGAATTAGATTTAACCAAAGCCGAAGTTAAAAAGAATCCGGACCATTCAACTAAACTTTTTATTACTGATAAAATTGGTTTAGAAATGCGATATCCTAGATTTGATGAATTGATGAATATCTATAAAGATTTTAAATCGGATAATGTTGTAGAATTACTATGTATGTGTATAAAATCTGTATTTACTGAAGAAGAAAATTATGATAATTATACTAAAGAAGAAATGGTAGAATTTGTAAATTCCTTTTCTAAAGCTCAATTTGATATTTTGGAACAATTCTTTTTAACTATGCCAAAAGTAGTACAGCATATTGAACATGATTGCCCAGAATGCGGAGCTAAAAATGAAACGGATTTGGAGGGTTTGCAAAATTTTTTCGCCTAACTCTTTCCCATGAAGGTCTTTTAAATTATTATCAGCTGAATTTTTCACTTATGCAGCATCACAAATATTCGCTGTCTGAAATAGAAGATATGATACCATGGGAAAGAGAAATTTATACTACATTATTAATTCGATACATTGATGAACAGAATGATAAACTAAAACAAAAAGCAATAAAGGATTCATAAAATGGCTTTGCCAACCAATCAATTAACTTCTGTAGATAAAGAATTATTATCTGCTGCTAAATCTCAAACTTCTTTGTTGAATAAACAAGGTTCGGTATTAAAAGGATTGTCCGAATCAATATTAAAACAACGGAAAGAATTGGATGAGTTGAAACGATCATCAACTAATCAAAGACAAATCCTAGGTGGAAATGGGGGAATGTCATCATTAGCTAAAATGTTTGGTGCAAAGGGTGCAGGTTTAAAAGGTTCTCCACTTGGACCCAAAGATGAAACCAACACAGGGTTCTTTAAAAAAATAGTTAACCAAATTACAGGCCCATCCAAATACCAGCAACAACTAATTAATGAAGTAGTAGTATTAAAAGAAATTACGCAGCGTCAGGCTCAGGATATTGCCTTCATTAAAAATCAATCTGAAGAAGGTGCAAAATCTCGGGAAAGATCTTTATTAGCATCAGCAATTGCAAAAGCAATGGGTGAAACAGAAAGACCATCCGACTCCCCAGACGGCACAGGTGGTGTTCTTTCAGGAGCAGCTAAAGGGATTGGAGGGGTATTAAAAACACTAATTGTAGGATTCGGAGCAGCGTTGACAGGCGCCGCGATGTTAATTACTAAATTTGGAAAAAGTTTACCTGGTTTATTTATAGGTGCTCTGCGTTTTGCGTTAACACCCGTAGGTATTGCTGCAATAATTGCTGCGTTAATAGGCGTAAAGGCATATAAAGAACTACAAGGAAAATCGGAAGGAGCTGAGCTTGATGCAGACGGTGAACCTATAAAACAATCTGTAGGAGATGAATCCTTTGTAAATAAATTAAAGAGGGTATTTATTGATGGCGAATTGGCATCTGACGTATTCGATAAAAAGAATAAAGAAGGTAGCGAAAAAGCTCAAATAATGCAGAAGCGGAACTCGAGAACCTTTAAAGGAATGGTCCAAGCATCTCCTAGACCAGCAGATCCTGCTGCAGCTGCAGTGTGGGATAAACAGTTTGGCGGAAAATATGATCCTTTAACCGGCAACCCGCTTCCAGAATTTGAGCAAGAAATTGTTAATCGAACTAGGGGACCAATATACGTACCAAATAAAGGTTGGAGAGTTGGCGGGGCACAAGAAGGACCTGATCCTACAGATAAAGATGTAATGGATACGTTAGATGATACTTTAGATACTACTACAGATTATTTTAAAGATTTCAACGAAGGATTAAAGAAAGCACTCGAAGGATTGGATACAATCGGTGATAATATAATTGGTATAGCAAAAGACACGTTAAATCCTTCGAAAATTGAGGACATGTTGAATAATTTATTAACTATTAGTTTTGGCGAACAACCCACGGATACTATAAATTTAGCACCATACTTAGGTACGGCGGTAGTACAAACACTTAAAGATATAACGGAAGAAGCGGGTAAGCTAACTGATTATGTAAGTGACAAGGCTGCGGCAGCAACAAATATTGTAACTAATAATACTGTTATGGGTACGGGGAATAATCAAGGATCAACATCTGCTGTTATACCAGGCAGTGCTAAAAGAAATGTTAGAGACTCCTGGGGAATATGGACTGATGGATTAGGTAAACGATAGCCAAAATAAAAGCCCCTTTCGGGGCTTTTTTAATCTTCAGCTAATTTTGCAAAATATGATAATGATTCATCGTCATTATCAAAGTCTACTTCCTTTGCTGGAGCTTTTTCTACTTTTCTTTCCATTGTGGGTGGAGGAGAAGCTGTAGATTCAGATACAGGATAGTTATCGAGGAATGTGTCTTCCGCATTTTTTGCAGCAGATAGTCCTCCGGTCAACCCCATCACCATATTGAATTTTTTCTTTAGATCGTCATATGATTTAAAATGCTTTTCATCTAAGAATTGCAACAACGAATGTTGCCCATCCCAGATAGCTTCAATTTTACTATCATCTTCTGAAATTGCACTTGGGCCATCGAATTCCGATTTATCATAATTTCGATAACCTTCCACATTACGAATCTTAAGTTTAAAGTTCGCGCCTTCCCAGAAATCAAAAGGATTAATAGGTTTCTCATCTTCAAATTGTGGTTCGGCGATGTCTTTAATTTTATCAAAGATCTTCTTACCAAATTTGTAAAGAAATACCTTACCTTCATTCTCAGGATGTGCTGGATCTTTAACTACAAGAACATTTGTAATATAAGATAGTTTGCGTTTTTGCTTACGAGCAATTTCCTTATTTGCTTCTGTCCCCGAATTCCAAAGTTCAGTGTTATGTTCTGAAATTGGATCAGCCTTACCCAAAGTGGTCAAAGAATTTTCAATATACCATTTGCCGGTCGGTCCTTGGAATCCATGATTCCAAATACGAACCCAGGGTAGTTCTTCACCTTTTGGCGGGGATAGGAACCGAATAACAGCGTAGCCATTGCCAGCTTTGTCTACCTCTGGTTGCCAGAAGCGTTCGTCTGCACCACGTGATTCGGTTTGAGGATTTGCGATTTTTTCGACTTCCTTCATTAGGGTATCGAAGCCACCTCGACTTTTGCGTAAGTCGGATAAAGATTTAAATGCCATTGTACTTCCTTTCGTATTAACGGTGTATGTTTTGTATTAGCGACGTTTAGTTTTTGCATCTATCACATAAGCATAATCTAATTCGTCATCGTCCTCGTAATCATTTTGCATTACTTTAGCCGATGCTATATTATATATAAGTTTTCGGTGCTTGTCAAGGACATTTTTGTCCTTAATTTTTTTAATTTTTTTCTCTCGGTCGAAATCATTGTTTCGTTTTTTACTTGCCATCTTAAAAATACTCTCCTAGTATTAGTAATTAGAATCCTCGTCCCCATCATTACCTGTTGAGGATACTACAATATAAGGCCAAGATGCAACCCTCTTTGTAATTTCAGATTGATTGTATGCCATTTTCATTAGATACCTTTGAGTATCTTTTAATGATTCGATACAAGTAGTAAGTAGTTCTTTTGTTAAATTAAGTTCTATTTCCAAATCTTGTATTTTTTTGGATCTAAGATTAAGTTCCAACTCGTTCTCTGAATATTGCATGATATCGGTCTTTATCTATTCGTAAAAATGGTTTATATTTTTTGACTAATCTTGATACATCTGGCCAAAGAATGTCCGCAGAAAGCTTATCGTCGAAGGTTTCGATATATGGAAACACTTTATCTAAAATAACTAAAGTTTCAATAGATATGGATTTTCTCAGATATGCTTTCAATATATATGGATGTTGTGCTTTTGTAATCATAAAAGCATCTTCAATTTTATTCCCACCTACTTCTAATTCATGTATAATTGCATCAAGTTCTTTGGTAAAATTATAGGTTAGGCTCTCCATCTTACCTTTCCATTCTACGTATGTTTTTCCTGCTTCAGAATCAAACATACCGCCCCAACGATCACCTGATACAAAATTTGAAACTAAGAAATTTGCAACTTCTTCATCTGTATAAGTTTTGGAAATTTTTCTAATAGAGAAAAGATCTTTTCTTTTTGCGAACGCCTGTCTGCTAGCTTTAACTTTTCCATTTCTCTTAGTTATGTCATAATTATCTGTAGTGAAGTGCAACTTCAATGCTATATACATTTTATATACTGCGAATTCATCCATAATCAAAGTGGTAATTTCCCTCTACGTTTTAAATAATTCTGTTCCTCTGCTTCATTTTGTACTTTATCTTTAAGCGACTGATTTATCAATTTTGATATAGATTCAATTTCAATATCTACTTCTTCGCAGTATTGTATAATCGCATCCATATATCCAATTTTTTCTCTAATTACACGCTCTTCAATATGCAGGGAAAATTCATTAGGTGATCTAAATTTTTTGGTTATAATTAAACTATCTGTTAAAATGTATTCTATTTCGTTATCCATGTGTTTCCGGGAATAATACTTCGTCCATAAAATTTGTAAAAACTTGTTTGTCTACTCCAAAATTTACCATCATTGCTGGGGTATGAGGATTCAACTTTTGATTTTTGCAATATCGATTTTGCATAGATATAAAATCTGCATCTTTTACACTATTACCTATATTATAAAGGTAATAATCCAAGTTGTCAATAAAAGTATTTACTAGTTGATCATATTCTTCTTGAGTATGAATATTACCTGCAGCTAACATTTTTGGACTAAAAATCTTCTGTGCCCATTCCGGAAGTTCTCTTGGCTTACTCCATTGTACTCCACTCATTCTATTTTGATACCACTCATACAAATCTGATTTTCCTACTTTAGAAAAATCATGAAATGCACCTGTTATTTTATTCTGGCCGCACACTATATCAAATCCAAAGATTGGATCTGGAGAATCATAATGGGGAAAAATACACATATGCATGACCCACATTTTTTTAGTTGCAGTAGCGTCTACTATCTCAATATGGGCTCGTCTAAATTTATCAGATGTCCAAATATAATTCTTCCATGAAAAATTATCAACATGTATTTCATATTCTGGTTTAAGTGTTTCTGCGGAATATTGTTTAAATTTATCAATAACTAATTGTGATAATAAATTTACTTGCGGCCAAATTTCAATCATTAAAGTCCTTAAGCATAGCAATATTAAAGTCAAATGCTAAATTTGCTTCACTTGCTAATGAAATATCTAATTTACTTCTCATCTTAGCTGCAAGCCCAGGAATATCATCAAACTTAAACATATTATTAGGACCAGGGAGCAACTTAGCTAATGCCTGTCCTCCAAATAAATCTCCCATATGACGAACATAAATGTGAGCAAGTAATTTATCTTTATCTAACTTAATAGACTCAATATATTCTAAATATTGAGCGGTAGAATTTTTCATCAAAAATATTTGCATATTAGTATTTGCCAATTCAGCAAAATCCAATTCTATAGCTTTTGCTCGTTTAATATCCTCTATTCCTTCGAAGATACCTAACCCATCTGCCAAATATTCTAAGCGCAAATATATTAATCTAAGTTGATATAGATAATCTGTATATTTTTTAACATCTACCGTTTTACTAAAAATGGATTTAATAAATGGTTGTGTCTCAGCTTCTTTATGTTTTTCTAAAGTTAATTCTTTTAATGTAGACATTAGTTACCTTTTCTTGGGTTTGCCGGATATCCAATGTATGGTCTGTGATCATATTTGTAATCCCGATACTTACCTTTTCTATCGACGTAGTGTAGGAATGCTTGTGTTTGTCTAGTACCGGTATAGGGAGTTCTCCAATGATTAAGTACATCCCCCTTATAAACAATTAAGTCACCTGGTTCCAAGTATATTGCTTTGTGTTCGCCGGTTAAAGTCTCAAACCAAATTTCCCATGGTTCTGGATCATTTGAAATGCAGATAGTAGTGGAATATTCGCAACTTGGCCTATCCTTATGTATTGCCATTTCAGCGCCAGTATAGTATATCCTAGCATAAGTATATGTAGGATTAAGCAATTTACCTGTAACTGTTTCTAAAAGGGGTTTAAGTTGAAGAGATAAAGATTCAAAACAAAGAGCAGAATAATGAGAATATGAATTCATAATTTGCTCGTCATTGAAAAGAAATTTATTCTCCTCAGTCTGTTGCTTATTATTTTGCATATACTGAAGAGTTTTTACTAGTTCAAATTCTGTATCTAAATGCACTAGTAAATCTTTTGAAATTGCTCCGCGAACAATTTCATATAAATTTGTCTCAAATTTCATATATTTCCTTGATAAAATCATATCCGGTTGATTGGATGATAAGGACAACCGGAAAAACCTCAGCGAGTAGCTTACGCTACCATGCGATACGAGTTATCGTTTGCATTTACTATTTTGCTTGATTTACGGTCATCGCCTACCGAATTGTCTGTATCGTTACTTATTGCCCAATCGAAACCTGGTCATCCCCATCAAAAGCATATTAGTTCTCAGTGACCGATGCCGTTAAATAACACCGATGTATCTACTATGCTTTTGGTGGAGATGGAGGGAATCGAACCCTCGTCTTGAACACCTTTCAGTCAACTTCTTCCCTTTCGGGGTTTACAATAATTCTTTTACTTCATCCCAAAGTAACCACATTGCTAAATTAATAGTACATATTAGTGTAGTTCCTAGAATGAAACCGACCAAAAAATCTCCTGTTTGGTCGCACATTTATTCTGTTTCACGTAACACACATCTAGCAATAATATCATTTCTGTTTTTTACTATAGCAGTTGCTGCTTCCCAACATTCTTCAAATCTAGGATATGATTTCCACTCTTGTTCTACATCTTGAGATAGTAGTACTACAAATAAAACATAAACAGACATATTAGTCTCCGCTATTTATTTAGATATTAAATTCTTTCCTATATATATCTCTCAAATCTTTAAACCCGTTGATCCACGTGTTTCGTTTTTCTTTAAAAACTAGAATACCGTGATCGTCGGTTGAAATTATAATTACTAATTGAGAAACCGGATTACCGGTCATCTCCTCATATGCTACCGCATAAGCAGAACATTGCATAAAGTAATCGTGAATATCGTCGCGTGTTTTATTCCGCTTAGATGTTTTAAAATCTATTACCGATAACTTTCCTTCATATTCACCTATGCAATCTACGGTCCCTGCAATTTGTAAATGATGAGAAAATAGAGATTTTTCCATAACATGGATATTGTCTATCTTATGTAGGTAGGGTTTAATCTCTGTCCAATTTTGAGTATCGAACACACTAGGAGCAACATCTTGATTATACAGATATTGCTCACATAATGTATGTATTCGAGTACCTCGTTTACTGGCAGTGGTGCTAATCTTATTAGCTGCATCATTACCTACACGAGCCCGCCATGCTTTAATTATATCTCGTTTTAATAATCCGGTAACTGTAGTAACAGACGGGTACTTTTCTCCAGTAGGAGTTTCATATGTTCTAACTCCATCTTCTCGAGTTACCCGATTTAATTTAGGCAATTCCCCTATATCAACGTGAGTAAAAATCATACAAATCTAGTTAAATTTGGCGGAGTCCAGTTTGCAGGTTTTAAAATTTTACCATCGTCTCTTCGCAAAACCATACCTGTATTAGAATCAATTTTGGAGAGGTTGCTTCGTGCAACCTCTTCCCATGCACCTTTAATGTCAAATTTCTTCATATGGCAATAACCGAGGATAACCCAGATCATATCCATGCACGCATCTAGTTGCTCTACATTGTCATTCTCTTTATAAGCTACTAAGAATTCATTAAATTCTTCTTCAATTAATTTTGCGTATAAACTAACATTTTCATCTGTCGATTCTGTTTGTTGACAGGCTAGTAGAAACATTTTAACATCTAACTGCATTGACATGATCACCTCACTAAAAATATATTATAACATTCTAAGATACAAAAGTCTATACAAATTTACCCTAAAATCTTCTTTAAGGTTGCCGGACCTGCAATACCATCTGCTGTAAGACCATTTGATGTTTGCCAGGCCTTTAATGCTTTTTCGGTTCCGGGTCCAAACGATCCATCGGCGGCGAGCCCAAGTTTTTCCTGAACCTTTTTCACCACTTCGCCTTTACTACCAACCTTAATAGTTTCAAGAACAAGTTCTGTCACAGCTTTACCCACATCTGCCACGGTGCTTCCGCCGAATACATCTAATGCATGTTCCCAATGTTTTTTACGATCTTCTAAACCAATCGTACCACCATTGATTCGTTTAGTCATTAGTAGTAAATCTTTTTTATCTGCAATTTCATTTAGACCATTCTTTTTCCAAAACCAAGCTGCAGACTCAATTGCTCCTGCTAGTGTTTCTAAATACGTAATAGTCTCATCAATAGATTTACCAATTGCGGTAGAAAAGGCTTTGTAGTTATCATGTCCCGTTAATTGAATTGCTCCGCGACCTCTGTACTTATACCCGTCACCTGATGCTTCCGGTCCATTTCCCATTCGCCCGCCGTAAATTTTATTTGCAATTTTCTCGGGTTGTTTTTCATACTTAGCAGCAGTTGCATCATCTGGAAAATATTTAGAAAATGTTGCCCGCAACCCCTTGGCGCCATAATTTAAATTTTCTTTAAGTACCGTAAATTCATTTGATTCATGTCCACATTGTGCGAGGAATCCTGCTACTCGTTCCTTTGTGGTAATATCATATTTAGGTAAAACAGTCTCTAACGCTTTAAATAAGTCGTTTGGATTCTTATTGTTCGGTACACATTTTTTTAATTTGTCCGCCGTAAAGTCAAAGCTAAATGCCATTCAATTCTCCTTATACTTCAGTATATTGTTTATTAGTTGTAAACCAAATAGGCAATGTATATCTTGTTCCTACTACGGTGCTAACACCGTGTTTATGTTTAAGGCCAGATGGATACAATGCTAATTTTCCCTTCATTGGTTTTATGAATAGAGGTCCGTGTTCTGGGAAGAAAGTTTCTCCCCCCATAAAATCATCATTTAGGTAAAGTACTCCTGAGTAATTTCGCCATCCGCAATAATTTGGATTGCCCTCTAGGTCACTATTATCTGCATGGACAACCATGCCTGAACCACTTTCCCATAATACCAATGCAGTGTAATCGGGGTATAAGTATTCCTCTTGAAATAAACGCCTAGCTTCACTTGTAGCATTATATTTAAATGTACTTACTATTCGTTTAATATCATAATTTTGAATATTACTATAGTCAATTGCCTTACCATTGAAGAGAGATTGTCCGTTAGTGCTCATTTTTGGAGTACTTGCAAACCATCTTACGATGTTATCGCATTCGTCTTCAGTTAAAAAATTCTCAATTTCATATATTTGATTCATACTCATACCTTCTCCTATTTTATGCCGCTTCGTAAGTACTTTCGTATTGAAGCCTTGCCAATATATATTCCTTTACTATCGCTGATCTTACAATGTCATCAACACCAAATTCAAAAGTTTTGAAGCTAGGCATCATATCTGCGATTCGCATAAACTTCTTCAATCCCGACATATCGGTTTTCTTATACAAATCTGTTTGTCTAAAATCTCCACAGAATATAATTTTTGATTTTTCTCCTACTCTAGTGATAATCGAATTAAGTTCCATGTCAGTCATATTTTGGCATTCATCTACAATAATGACTGAGTTATCTAATGTAATACCTCGAACATATGATGTAATTAAAAATTGTATTGCCTTTTGTTCTGTTAATCTTTGATATGCATCTGCACGATTAAATAAATCTGAGCATATCTCCACATAGGGCTCTGTGTATACTTCAGTTTTTTCCTTCTCGTCTCCAGGTAAATGTCCAATGTCTCTGCTTGGCACGGCAGATCTTACTATTACTACCTTTTCATAACTGTTATTAGATTTATCTAAAACTTCTTCTATTGCATGATAAAGCGCAATATAGGTTTTACCTGTACCGGCGATACCGTGTAATAACATAATCTTAGATTTATCGTAGGCTTCAAAAAATCCTTTCTGATTTTCAGTTAGTGGTTCTATTACCTTAAGGTCATCTATTCGTATTTTAAGTTTAGTATTATTTGCAATAGTCAGTTGAGGTTTCTGAATAGATTGAGTTTGAATATTGCTTTTTGTTTTTGCCATGAATGCCCTCGTAAAATGGAACGAAAGGAGGACAGCTAGATTCTGTCCTCCAAACCGATTAAAACAAGAATTGCCATAATTTAATTTCTACTCAATTTATCTTTAAGATTAGCTTTTCTACCATTAGCAGAGTTAATTTTTGATAGTACTTCTCGAAACCCATTATCAACAGTTCTTATACCTAGCCGCACGGGATCTCCCAAAGCAGCCATGCCTGCGTGATGTGTTTTGTAATTGTTTGAATCGCATGACGGGCAAACTTGCGATTCCCTTTCGGATATCTTACACATGACGTTAAACACGGTGTCGCACTCAGAACATCTAAAATCGTAAAATGGCATTTATCAACTCCCTATACATTATATATTACCTATGAAACCTTAAAGAACAAACAATGTCTGGTTACGAGTTCCAGAAGCACTCTATCGTGTGCTCGATTTTAACACTTTAGAAACTAATTTGACTTCTTAGCATAATTGCTTTTTCGCCGTTTACTCTACTACCTGTTGCGCCAACTGGGGAGTTAAATTTGGTATCTACATAATTAAGCATGAATCGAACATTGTCATTTAAGAACCAAGTAATACCATATGTCATTGCTGTAGCCTGGTTAGCTTTGCCTGATACTACCGCAATTTTTTCAGCATCAAATTCACTGGATCTAATACCCACTTGCCATGCCCCAGGACCGCCGCTGGTAAATGCGTTGTTTGGTTTAATCCAACCAAATGTGCCATCTTTGTAAGCATGACTTTCGCCGGTTAAATTGTATACCAACTGAACATAGTTACCTTTTACTTCTTGATTGGATCCTGTAGCCGGGTCATATTTGTAATTAAATTGCTCTCCCTGTACTTTTAATCCTTTCCAAGCAAACGCTGCCTCAATACCTTGGCGTGTTCTTGCAGTGTCGCCGCTTAGAGCTGGCCCTGTGAACCAAGCACTTTGTTGACGAGCTTCAGTACGCCCACTTGAAGGAGTTACTCCAGTTTTTACATCGCCGGTACTGTATGCTGCACCTAAATGAGCCACAAAGTCTTTGTTCTGAATTAACTCAGCAAAGTTTGTAGTTATACGTCCAATAAAATCTACACCATCTACGGTGGCAGTTTTATTAGCACGTCCACGGCTTGCAGCTAATGCATAAGTTATACCTGCTCTAGGGACACCATGTAACATGATACCCGTTTCTTTAGCCGGAATAAACTCACCCTCTGTTTGTCCAATTAAACTGCGTTCCATAAAGTCAATGTTGTTAGAGCTGGTCAATTGCTCAAGACTGAAAGGCATTTTGAACGTACCAAACTGAAGTTGCATAGCAGGATTTGCTGCATAATTCACCCAGAATTCATCTATTGTGGATGTGGTAGAACTTGCACCAACATCATTTCCAAAGTTTGCTAGTAATTGATATTTGAAGTCTTTAGCAATCTGTCCCCTAACTCCAAAGCGACCTCGTCTGACTTCTAGCGCATCTTGATACGAGTCTGCGGTTTGGCCTGCACCGTAGGCTGGACTATAACTTCTATAATCCATGTGAATTCTACCTGTGAATTGTGCAGTGGTATTTCCGTCTTTGGATTTGATTCCAAGTCCGTTTTCCATTACAGCACCATCACTGGCTTTACTTAGTCTGTAGTTGTTGTTGTCTCGCAAGTCCTTGTCCACACGAGAAGAATTAAACTGTACATTTTCTGCCTTGTCTTCGTGCGCGGTAACTTTTCTATAATGTTCTTCCTTGGTTAATATTCCTTTTTGCAAAAGAATATCCAAGGTATCTGTGTAATCATCTGCCATTGCAGGTGACGCAAAGCATAGTGCTAAGAGAGATATAATAGTAATTTTTTTCATAATAATCCTTATTTCCAAATTGCCTGACCGCTAGGATCTTTAAGTTCTTTTTTCCAATTGTCCTGCACTAGTTTAATCACTGAAACTGGCATATGCACATACTCTAATTCTTCACTCATCTTGGAACCGTTTCTATAGCTCCAGTCAAAGAATTTTAGTATTGCACGACCCGTTAATAGATCGGCCTGTTGCTTGTGCATTATGATAAAGCTGGCACCTGTTGCTGGCCATGAATCTTTACCAATCTGATTCGTTAACAACAAATACATTCCTGGGGCATTGTTCCAATCTGCATTGGCAGCTGCCGCTTTAAATGCATCGTCGCTCGGCTGAACAAAGTTTCCATCGCGGTTCTTTAGTTGAGCATGAGCAATTTTGTTCTTTTTAGCATACGCATATTCTACATAACCAAATGAACCTTTGATTCTTTGTACCTGCGCTGCAACACCTTCGTTACCTTTGCCGCCAATACCCACCGGCCACTTGACTGCTGTAGCAGCACCAACTACTTTACCAAACTCTGCGTTAGTTTTGCTTAGATAATCACACCAAATAAATGTTGTACCTGATCCATCAGCGCGATGTACCACTGTTATTGCCTGTGCAGGTAAAGTAATGCCAGGATTTAAACTGGTAATGGCCTGATCGTTCCACTTGGTAATTTTACCCAAATGGATATTGGCAATGACATCACTTGTAAGTTTCAATTGCCCCGGAGCAATACCATCTAGGTTTACTACTGGAACTACACCGCCAATAATGGCTGGGAATTGCATTAGACCTTCTTTTTCTAGATCCTCCGGTTTCAATGGCATGTCAGACGCACCAAAGTCAACGGTTTTGGCTTTGATTTGCTTGATGCCGCCGCCGGAGCCGATTGACTGATAATTGAGGCCGATGCCAGTAGCTGCCTTGTAAGCTTCTGCCCACTTTGAGTAAATAGGGTACGGAAATGTAGCCCCCGCTCCTGTTAAATCTGCTGCCGATACCAATGTAGAAACTGCTAATAACAATACTGCTAATAATTTTTTCATTTAATCTCCTATTGTCAACATGACGCTAATATCTATAAGGCAACAAAACTGAAACAATTCTGAAACAAAACTGTAACAATTAGCCTAACGAATCCAAAATATTTTCTAAGGAGTCAGTGAATCCGTATTTAGGTGTCCAACCTAACGCATTACCTATGGCATTAATACTAGGTACCCGATTCGATACATCTTGATATCCTGCACCATAAAAATCTCCACTTGATTTCACTTTAATATCTACTGTATCTACAATGCCTCGATTTTTTAATCTATCAATTAATAACACAGCAACATCTCGTACCGACAAATTATTCCACGGATTTCCAATATTAAATATTTTACCGTTTGATGCTGGTTCATTTAACAGGATTTCTTTTAATGCATCAACCCCATCTCGAACATCTGTGAAGCAACGTTTCTGATGACCACCGTCGACAAGGGTAACCATATTACGCTGAATCGCATCACCCATCAATTGAGTAATTAATCTAGATGATCCTTCCGACGTAGATTCCAACGAGTCCAAATAAGGACCTACCCAGTTGAAAGGGCGGAATAATGTGAATCTGAATGGGTCACGCTGATTCATTGCAAAAATTACTCGATCCAACAATTGTTTAGAACAAGCGTAAATCCAGCGAGAATATTTAATTGGACCATATACCAAATCAGTTTGTTCCTCATCAAAAGGTGCCTCGCCTTTTCCGTATACTTCAGACGTAGATGGGAAGATGACTCGTTTACCTAATTTGTGAGCAAGTTTAATTACTCTAAGATTTTCCTCAAAGTCTAACTCAAAAACCTTTAAGGGTTGTTCCACATAAAGTTTAGGTGTTGCGATAGCTACCAACGGCATAATGATATCGGCCTCAAGTATTAGACTATCTACCAATTCTTTATCTTTAATAATATCAGTTTGGTGAAAAGTAAATCTACTATCTTTCGGTAGCATGTTTGTTCTGGCAGTATTAAAATCTACGCCATCAATTTTCCATTTATCGAATCTACTATCAGATAAAATAGAATTTGTTAGATGATATCCGATGAATCCATCCGATCCTAATATTAAAAGTCGCATTTACAGCCTTTCCAATTTTAAATTATCAATATTTTTTATAATATCTTTCAATTGCTTACTTAGACAATCTTCTTCTTTGTATTCTAGATTGCCGACAATATCTAAATTTTTCTTTTTAATCAATATGTTATTAGTCTTGCCCAAATTGATATAGATATCTTCGTGTCCGCACTCCACATGTATTCGAAGTAATCGCAACATACTTCGTTTTACAGTAAAGGAGCTAATTGTATCTATAGTATGATTTCCCTCTTCCGACGTATAATATTCATTATATGCACCTTTAATGAAATTGTCAATAGATATAATATGAGGTACCCACTCTGAAATATCATCTTTATCTATTTGCCAACTGTAATGTATCTTACGAATATCAGTAAATTCTTTTAAATTTTCTAATACGGAAGAATACCTATATTGACTCATTATAAATGTAGGTATACCTTTGCACAATTCTTTAGCATTAGTTTTTTCCAATGCGTCAGAAAACCCTTTTTCGATAAAAATCGCAGCAGGATTTAAATCAAGACAATGCTGCAGATCAGTAAGATGATCCGCAGTTGCCGATGCAATTATTACAAATAAATTTTGATATTGTTCTTTGGGTAGACTGTCCCGGGTAAATGTAGAAAATGAAGTATTGCTTCCTACATTAATTGTTTCTATACCTAACCTCTGTAATGAAAATTTTATAAGAGTAGCCCACTTACCAGTACCATAAATTACTGCATGCAAATTATTTCTCCAAGGTGCCCACGTTCTACCAATTTACGCTTAATATCATCATAAACATTCCATGCAGTAATTACAACCAATTCATTTTTATCTAAATGGTCCGGCATGGTAATCATAATACTTGTACCGGGGAAATAGCAACCTTGTTTTAATTCATTGTCATCTACGACACCTACAAGATTGTCATTAACTAAATTTAGAGTATATAGCGCTGTTACTGCTTTAGCTGCAGCCCCATACGCATAAAATTTACGATTGTTAATTAATGCCTGCATTTTTTCTTGTCTAGCATGAATGCTATCTACAACATTTTCCATTGCGGTATTACTTAATGGTTTAAATGTTGTAATGGATTTACCAATCTTTTTTCTGGCAATTATTCTAAAACTAACACCATGTGTATTAATTTTTTCTACCGACTCTACCACAAGACCAACCGAAGCTGCTAGTACTGAAAAGGAATGAGGGGTATAATAATCAATATGTTCATGATACACATTATCTAAATATTTGCCAGTTGTTATACCTTCTTGGTCTCCGCATTCAACAACAAGAATTCCGTCATCTTTCAATGCATATGAAATACCTTTAATAACATCTTTCATATCTGGAATATGTGCCAATACATTATTAGCACATATGATATCAAAATAACTATACCATTCGTTATTGTCTACAAGTTTAGTTCCAAAGTAATCTTGATAAACCGGAATTTTTTTCTCATCGTGATCTTGTTTAAGAAACCCAGATGGTTCTACTCCGAAAACAATCCAATCCTTATTCTTAAATTGTTGTAGTAAGTATGCGTCGTTACTACCAATTTCTAGGACAGCTCCTGGAGTAGCATACATGCTATTAATAGTTGCGGCATAATCCTCAAAATGTTTTCTGAATGAGGATGACACCCCGGAACGATATCTATATTCGGCAAACACACTGTCTGGATCCGGAGCACTTGCTAATTGCATATGCCCGCAACTAGTGCAGTAGTTTAAATCTAAGGGAAATTTTTCGTAGTTAGGCGCATAGAATAGCGCATTTGCTACAGGAGACTCTCCTAGCGTTAACCAGGATTGTAATTCGGTATCTCCGCAGCATCTACATTCATTATACGTTTTCATATTTTTCATGCAATGGGTGAATTTTCACAATATCCTCATCATAGGTATTCGCATCTCGCTTATGCTCAGATACGACAACCATAATTGAATCATCGGTAAATACCATTTCATGATCAATCAAAGGGCCAGTTTTAAATAAATCTCCTGGGCCAAATTGTTCTTTGTGAATTTTTGTTTCACCGTGATTGCGCCAAAAATAATCAATTGTACCTGTTACTAAATAACAAGTATGTGTATCTGTCTTATGATAATGATTGGCACGTAGAGCGCCTTTCTTTGACCAAATCATTTGTACGTTCGCGAAGTCATGTACTAAAGGAAGAATTTTACCTCGGGTGTCAGTGAAACCTTCTTCTAGTTGTAATTTATGTGTAGTCATAATTCCCTTTCAATTAAATGCATACCAATTTGGCACGGTTCGTTTTTTCCATGATGCTAAGTGTTGCTTGTCACCTACATAATAATTTTTATATGATATAATACTATCATTTGCGACCTTATATTTATCAGGCATTGCAGGAGTAGGTTCTGTAAATTTAGGATGCTCTGCAATTCCTGATGGTACAAATCTTAACTCCTCTAACAATCCTTCTCGTTCTACTTTATGAACCTTTTCATATCTATATGTATATTCTTTACATAACGAAGTTAATAATTTCCATAGCCATGTATAATTATCTCTAGATTGTCTTACCCAAACTGCGGAAGGATGATTAATATGAGTAGCAATATACAAAATGGAATCACGCTTGTCGGAAAGAATATACCGTTTAGCTTTACGCCCAGACTGACTAAAACCGTCAGTTAGAATCCCATCAAGAACGCGATGAGCAGTAGAAAGTAGTTGGGCATATTCTAAAATCATTTTTACGCAATGTTTATCATTGTGCATTTCTGCACACTCTTTTACATCATTATCTAAGTAAAAAATATTCATACTGGCTCAATAGATTTCATAATTTTAATAATAATTTGTTTTGTTTTTGCCGAGTATAAGTTGGATCCTTTTGCCTCGGTTAGAGCATGTATTACATCAAAAGGATCGTACTTATCTAAATTGCTATTCGTTATTCTTTCTTCAAAATACCCAAATGTATTCATAGCAGAAATGGTAATGAACACTTCCTCTTCTGTGTAGAGTGGAATTTTATAACCATTTAGAAGTTTGGTATATTTGTCGGGAAATGTATAAATTCTTGCGGTCATACCTTAAGAGATTAATGTTCTCGAGGTATTTATTAATTTTCATTGGTCACAACTTCAACAGAAGATCTTTGTTTATAAAAATTAAAAAGTTTAACATAATGTGCAAAACGAATCGGTTCTTGCTCAGGATTCGGTAAATCTTTTCCATAATATTCGCACAACTCATTATATTTTAGTAGTATTTCCTCATCGGTCATTTAACCAGTCCTCCACATAATCAATTGTAACTTTAACATCTTTATGTAGTATTGCAGCTCCACCGTATTTTTTAAAATTATCAATGATGTCAGGTGTGTCATCTATAAGAATAGAACTGGCTTCTGCATAATTTCTTTTATATCTTTTTCCCGGTACAAATATTGCAGGAAAAGATATATCATGATATCTTAACCATTTCATTTTTTGTTGAACAATTACATTATGATCGGCGAATCCTCCAGTAGATCCTAGAATTGCAATTTGTACATTTTTTAGAGATTCTAAATAAATTAACAAATCCGTTGATCCTGGGAATAGATCTAGTGTCTCAAAATTATCATCGTCAACAAAGTAACGCCATCTTTCGGAAAATTTAACATCTCGATCTTCTCCAGGTTCTGCACCAAACAGTGCGCGATATCGTTTTTCAAAATTAGCTAAGACTCCATCCATATCTACAAAAAGTTTTTTCATTTAATTTTGTTTGCCATATCTGCAATGTCTTTATCTTCACGCAGTTCAATAAACACTGGAAGAAACAATGATTCGGTATTACCGCTTCGTTCTTTGATACGGGCATTATATTTTACTGTTATTACTTTACCAATTACTTGTTTAGTGTATGCATCTCGTTGCTCATCCGAATATCCCGAACCTACGTTTACCCGGATAACACCATCTTCGGATTCACAAACTAATGCACCTAACCGACCTTTATTTTTGCCGGTACCCTCTTCCCAATCAATTACTCGCAATTCGCATTCAAGTTCACCTTTGAATTTAATTTGTTCCTTTGATCGTTTATCTTCCCAAATACCCGTTTTGCTTTTAAGGATAGTACCTTCCTGTCCCTGTGCAAGAAAAGTTTCAAAAATTGTTTTAGCACTCGATAGTTCAGTTACTTCTTTTGTCCAGACCATATCAACATATTGTCCGAATTGAGAATTTGAATGTTTCATATCTGACATAGCATTTGATAATTTTGCCATACGAATATTATATGGTTCAATATCAATACCTAGCTTAAATGAGTCATATGAAATAGAGTCCCATAAAGTGGCTCGTACTTGCAATGCCTCTGTCTCTGACATTGTGCCCTTAATAGCCTTAGAAAGGATACCATTACCTGTTTGTCTGTTGACCGGCTTTCCCGCAAAGTCTGCAATTAGTAATTCGCCGTCAAATACCATATCCTGTTTATAATGCTCTGCCATTTTAATAAATGGCACTGCAAAAGTTTTATTTGGGATAATAATTTCTCGACCGTTTCTAGATCTAAACTCTACAGTT